GTTCTTGGTTCTGCAGTGGGAAGTGGGAAATGGGAGATGGGGCATCATAGGTTTCGCCATAAACACTAAACGACTAGTCTCATTCTTTAGTGGGAAGCTTTTTCTCGAGTGCCCCAAGATGACGGTAGCCCAACGGACGCAAACAGGAGCTAACAAGTTTGAGATTTATTGAGCTACCATGTGCGTATATATATTATCCCACGCTGATGTCAAGTATTTATTTTACCAGCTGCCACAGGTTACGCGTACCAGCTGCCTCCTGAGCTCGGGGTCGATGGTCAAAGAATGTTGAATTTGCAATGGGAAATGGGAGATGGGAAACGGGAAACTACGGATCCAGCTGCACGGTCCCTGGCGCAGCTACAGGACTCTGCAGGATGGTCTGTAAAAGATGGTCGTAGTCAACGGGATATGGGAAATTGGCAAACGGGACGGGGGTTGAGGGCTCATGGATCATGGCCGATGTCCACTGGTACAGTTTCAAAGCTCTCTCCGAGAGGGCCTTTCGCAAGATAAATACTCTTCCTCCTTCTCTACCACGCCTGATAATCCACGACTTTTGATATTTAGATAACCGAATGGCTGTACCAGAACTTACCTTTAGCTCTAACCAAAACTCTATACCTTTACAACACCCATTAACGTCTGGAATTCCTAGTCCTACGTTTGTTTCTATTCTTTGAAAGTGTACGTTTGGTAACGCTTTTCTTAGCTCTTCGTATAGTTTTGATTCCTGTTTTCTCATTGATTTTATCTCCTGAGTTTATGTTCTTTTGTATGTAAGGTAAGAACCATTTGTTATCTCTAATTATTTGTGAGAGTGTATTAGATAAATTATTAACAACAAGCTCTTCATCTTTGTCTGCAGCTAAACAATTGCCCTCTGAATTAAGACCAGAATGATATACTGCTGAATGTAATACTTCATGCAAAAGAGAATTAGCAAGTGATCTTGATGACTGAGTTTTATCTAAATTAATTACATTTTTTACAGAATCATACTCCCCAAAACAATGATCGTCGTTATCATTAGAAGGTGAAACAAGATTAATTTGAACATCCTCGTAATTAACTCTTATCTTTTTTTTCAATATGGACACTTACAGCTCCTACGTTGGTTGAGATTAAATGAGAGTTGTGATGCTTATGAAAAGCGTTCCAAAATTGTTTCTCAGTCTTCCAACGAGTCGTCGCCTTCTTCGGCTTCGATTTCAAGGACTTTGCTGTTTGGTATTTCATCACGTAGCTCATTTATCTGTTTAATTAATTCGTCTTTTGACATTGCTGAAAGGTCTTGAACTTTAATTTCTTTCTTGTCAACATATAAACCAACAGATTGACCTAACCTAAACTCTGCATTAATCGCAGCAGCTAGTTGTCCTTTGTCCTCTGCCTTTTTTGATAAATCGTCTAGTCTTCTTAAATGTCTGTAATGATCTTTATAAGTCTTTGCAGCTGAATCTCTTAACTTCTCAATGTAAGCAACCACATGCGGATATTTATCAGGATTAGTTAATAAACTACCTGTCTTCTCACAAATTTTGTCAGCGTACCCAGCAGCTTTAGCAGCCTCTTTTTTGGTAACGTCTGGATATCTAGATACAAAATACTCGGCAAATGTTCTTTGTTTTGGTGTTAAGAACTCTGCTCCTTTTAAACGTTTCTTTAATGCTCCAACAGTATTCATAATTTTCAATATCTATATAGGTATAATAATCTAAATATATATACTTACCACAAAAAAGGTCACCTAACCAGTAGAGTTACTTATAGTAGTCTGAAATTCAGTGTACTTTCAGTGTACTACACTGAAAGAATAACCATTGGTATATAAGGATAATAGTCTATTTTCCTGGTTTCAGTGTACTCGGTACTATTTTTCACATCATAACTGTCTGTACCTTACTGTACCTTATAAGATATCATAATTTAGAACCATTCTAAACTATATTATTTGCCGTCGTCCGTGATCCGTGATAAATTGTTGACATGGAGGTAGCACATGAATAAAACTTAACTGGGTATTAATTACTCCCTCTCGGCCCAGTGGTTTTTTTAGTTGATTTTTTTCGCCCACTGGGCCTTTTCTTTAAGATAATTTCTCACTTTAGTAAACCCTTCCTTATTTTTAGCAATATGCTCACACGCACCAATAAACTCTAAATCAGTGTAATCATATTTCATACGGTTTACGAACCAACAACAAAACACCACGTTTCCCCACTCATACGGCCTCGTAGAATCGAATCTATCAATACTTATATTAGTTTCCTTAGCCTTACCTAACCCAAGCTCCCAGGTCATCTGTATGCCTGAGTATGGACAACGGACACCAAACCTTTCATACTGCAGCTCAAATATTTCTAAATACTCATGACGTTGAAGTTTAGACTCTTTACGTTTTTTATGGATACTATTATTTCTTAAATTTTTTGTAAGATAATCTATATATTCTATTGGATTAGATGAATGTTTTGCAATACGACTACTATTCAAACACGTTCTACATTCCGCCTGGAGTCGCTCTTTACCAGCTTTAAAATAAAATTCTTGTAAATTTTGTGCAATACCACATTTACTACATTCTTTAGTGGACCGTTTAACTATTCTATACTTTAACTCAAAGTCTAATTTTTCTTTTTCTGTTATATTCTTTACGCCAATTGATGTATTTGATTTGATCCTTTGAGAAGTAGACCTGCTCATTATCTACCATTCGTTGGTAAGTGTCGTATACGTAAGTGTAATCAAGCCCAGCCAAAGAACAGACAGTATTAAAATCGTCACCCCCATCAGAGAACCAACCGTGTGCCTTATACTTCTGTACCACCAACGGTCTTTCCAAACCAGGATATATAACATCTTCAAAAGCGCGTTGGAGAACAGCCCTCCATAATTTTTGTTCTGGTAATATTTTTTCAGACTCATATCCTGTTTTTAGCTCCTCGATTAACATGGTAATGAATTAAACGAGGACTGGGCCAGAATGGTAGCTCTGAAAGATGACAAAAGAGATCACCCAGCCCTCATTTAAGTCACTTAACTACGCGTAATACTCTCGCATTAAGTTTCTCCTTATCTGTTTTATTACGGATCTGATCAAGGTGGACTCTGAAGGCCATGCCACTATCATCAAATCCAAAACTAGCACCACAAAATAATCCGTACATAACAGATTTTATTTTATTAAACTCTTCTCGATTGGTACGAGAAGCGATTAGTTTTATTGCGTTGTCTAGTTCAGCCACAAATACTCCTAAATTATTGTTATTAAAATGAAAAATGTAAATAGAAAATGATTCGTTTTTATAGTTGTACGTCAACTATCTTGCTTATACTCTTAATTGTATTTCAATACAAGTGCTATTTTTTATCGCCTAGAATCTTCTTAACATAAGCTTCTGGAGTCATTTTACGATCCTTCGCCCGTCGTTCAACTTCCTTTTTAATCAATAGCGATATGTATTGACTAGGCCCTCTGTGTTCCTTGCCACATAATCCTTTTAAAACATCATAGTCTGGTTTGCGTACCGCAACTGATTTATGCCTCATTATGTTCATAACTTATCCTCTTCTTTCTCAATTAGTGTTACTATTTTTTCTAAACTTTGAACAGAACAATCTTTGATGAAGTTAGATATTTTTCTTTTGTAAGAACTTTTAATCTCCTGGTGCCGTCGGCCTTTGTTAGCCTCTTGCACCGCCCTTACTTCATCTAAAGTTTGATCAACCATACGGCCTTCTTATTTCTTGTAAAGTTTTAATCTCAGCTTGTTTTACCTTGGTATCAATTTGTTGGTCAAAGTATTCACCATCAGTAAAACTAACCATACAAGGATAATCTGGAGATCGTTCCAATTTACCTTTTGGTGTTTTTCTTGCATCCATAAATGCTTTTTTAGTTTCAGGATGCTGCTCTGTCATGTACTTCAAAAGATCTTTTCCATACACCATGAATGCATAGATGTTTTCTTCCCAAGCTTCTATATTATCAATCCAATCTTCCAATTGAATTACTACCTTTTTTGTTTTTGCTCTTGCTTCGTTCTCTTTTGTCATTGTTTTCTCCTTGTTAATTCATAAAACTACGTATATCTTTAATAGCCTTTTCTGGTGTGTACCCAGTCTTTTGTTCAAAAGCTTCAAAAAACTTTTTTAATCTTTTTTGACATTCTGCATCGTTAAGTGGTGGGTCCTCACCTACAATATGCTCATCTATTAAATCACCAATGTCATAATTTTCCATTAACATTTTAACCCATTTTATAACAGGGTGATTCATATCTATTCCTTTACCTAAACTCATGTCAGTCCTATCAACAGCGCTAGAACTAAGATTGAAATCGTGCGCGGAAAAGATAGCCATAGCAAAACAAACGTAACGACTAAAATTAATAATATCTTCATCATTTTTTAATTTCTGCATCAATTATCCTTTTGGCAATTGTCTTATCAAATAAATGATATCCAGTTTCACCTACTACTAATGTAAGTTCTGCCATACGTCCAGCAATGATATCAATGAAAGCATCATCTTTAAATTCTGATTCTTTTACAGATTTGATGAGACTATCAACTTTTGCATTTAGCTCTTTCCAACTATATACATTCATTTAATTTACCTTCCAAAAAGTTATTTTCTGCTTTACGGTATTGAGCAAAGTATTAAAGATTCTTTCTAACCTTGTGTGATCGTCCATTGTTATGACATCACTTTCTTTGGTTCCAATAAATAGTTTTATTTGTTTTGAATCTCTATCTATCTCAACTGAAAAACGTTGCTTATTACCATCGCTAAGATCTAACCTTGATCCCTGGTCGGTGGTTTTTAGTTCCGTATCTACAGTTGTTTGTTCAGCTACCAATTTCTTCATGTCCCATGAATATAGT